GCGCAAACGCTTAAGCGTTTGCGCGAAGGGTATCGCGATGTAAGTCCTTGATTATCAAGGACTTTTTTCGTTTCTAAGTCCTTGATTCCAAAGGCTTTTATTTAACCAGATAAGCATGATATTTAAAATCAATAATACGATATTCAATACCAGATAAATTACAATACTCACCTGGATAATAGCCAATTTCACAAGCTAAAACAAACGGGTCAATACATAATCCTAGCCACATTTAAAACATCCAATCGTTTTGAATACCATAAGCAGAGCAAATCTTTTCTTTATAATAACGAAAGAATTTTCCGCCGTGGTTTAAGTGATAGAAATCAAATCCACATTGAGCTTGATAAACGTGTATTAATTCATGTGCTATTGTATGAAATATATCGAAGTCCGTTTTATGTTCTTTTCCAATTAATACAATCTTATTAGACTCTGGATAATACCATCCTCTAGCGCGAGGATTTTCTTTGTCCTTTCTTTTATTAATAATTCTTAGACCTTGCAGATTAATCGACTTTCCGAAAATCTCCCGATTAATCCGCTTAGCCCATTTATTAATATCTTTTTTGGATGCTTTCATTTTCTATTCCGATTAAAAAAAGCCATCCTGGATAGTTTTGTCATAGGAATATGATTTAAACCTATTTCAAATCTACCATTAGTCATTATGGAAAAACGTCCATTATTGCGACGCTTTCCACCTTTACAATACCACGGATATTTAAGTATAGTCATTTCAGTAAATAAACATATTTAAAAGACGAACACGATCAAACTCAGGATTAGTAAGGTTATTAATAAGAGCATTCTTACAAGCAACATATTCATTATATCCGATTACATTGCTCATAAATGATTTATTAATTTCCTTTACAATTTTCTTGGCAGCAACAATTTCTAAACCGCCATTAATATTACTGATTTTACGTTCAAGTAGTGACATTTTATTTAGCCTTTATTTTTTGAGTAAGTTTTTGCAGTTTATTAAGAATTTTCCAGTGTTCATTATAACTTTTACTTTGAGCTAGTTTAATATCAAGCTCTTGAATTTCTTTCCAAAGTTGCTCATTAGTTTTCTTTTTCATTTTAATTACTTTTAAAGATTGATTTCAGAACAGTCATTATAACATCAAAGAGCGAAACATTACAAGGCCGAATTTTATTGAACTTAGCCAATTCTTTACGAGCTTTAATAGTCTGACTGAATATATTATTATCAGTAGTCCAAACGAAGTTAGGTTTAACAGTATTAGCTAAAGCCATATTCGCATCATATTCGTTTTTCATTTCATTTCCTTAGTAAGTTATCCGATGAGTTCATTCTACAGGAACCACACAAGAACGCAAGCATATTTTTCGTCTGGTCAAAAAATAGTTGAACATAAATTGCTTGACAATCATCCAGGTTTATGATTCAAGAAAACAGTATAAACTGTTTATACTGTTTTCTGCTAAACCGATATCATCATATCAAGACCTTTTTGTCTTTTTAGCGTTAGCTAAAAAGAAGCTTTGTCAATAGTACGAAAAAACTATTGACAACCACATAGCGCTTGTGGTAAAATCGGCGCCCACTTAAGATAAAAGGATACGAATATCCTTTTATGCTACTGTTAAAAGCCAGCTTTCGCTGGCCTTATCTACTCTTTCATAACCATCTTGCCCATGTGGTCAAAGAAGCCGTTATCTTGTGCCAAGTGTAGAAGCTTGACAGTGGAGTTGAGATCTCCACCAGTCAATTGACGCAGGATTACGCAAGCCTGAAGCTTAGAGATCTTACCTTGAACATATAGATTAAGTGTCATTGTTTCAGCATGGTTAGAACAGTAAACAGTTTGAACGATTTGCATTTCATTTCCTTAGTGAGTTATCCGATGAGTTCATTCTACAGGAACCACACAAGAACGCAAGCATATTTTTCATCTGGTCAAAAAATAGTTGAACATAAATTGCTTGACAATCATCCAGGTTTATGATCCAAGAAAAAACGGTATAAACAGTTTATACTGTATAAACAGTTTATACAGTTTCCGTTAAACCGATATCATCATATTAAGACCTTTTTGTCTTTTTAGCGTTAGCTAAAAAGAAGCTCTGTCAATAGTACGAAAAAACTATTGACAACCACATAGCGCTTGTGGTAAAATTTTGGCGCAAACGCTTAAGCGTTTGCGCGAAGGGTATCGCGATGTAAGTCCTTGATTATCAAGGACTTTTTTCGTTTCTAAGTCCTTGATTCCAAAGGCTTTTATTGCCACCACATCTCCGCTCTGGGCATAACTACGTTATTACCCTCACCAGAGTTCCATGTGGAACCTGTAGGGAAAAACGCTGGAGCATCCAGGTTATTATTATCAGCAGGATAGAATCCATATTCAGATCTGAAATCAGTGGATTTAAGACCGTTACCTGTTACTGCCAACATCGCGTTATCGTGTGTCATTTCATTTCCTTAGTGAGTTATTCGATGAGTTCATTCTACAGGAACCACACAAGAACGCAAGCATATTTTAAAAAGTTTTTCTAACATCATCATAGAATTTTTCTATACACAAAAGTATAAAAGGATATGAATATCTTTTTAGTATAATCGTAGAATTGGCATAAAAATTTCCGTCAAGAATCATGCCAACTTTTCTGGCACGATTTCTGCCTAGCAAGAATCGTGCCAGGGGGGCGGTTATTAGACCTTGACTTTCCAGACGCTCGCGGGCCAGTCCGCACGTAAAACTTTAGAATTCACCAAGAATGCCTTAATTAAGCGCTAGAATTACCCCAAATTGTAAAGATTATTCAAGAATGCCTTAATTAAATGCTAGAATTGACCCCAAATCGTCCAAACTTCCCTTAACTTCCAACCCCCTGCCTCAATCTACCAAATAGCCCAAAATTAAGTTGATTTTCTTCTATCCTTGTGTTAGACTTTACACATTATGAAAATTTATCAAACTTCCCCTTATGTCCAAACCTAATGAGTTGGTCCCCATATCTCCCGAAGCTCTAGAGATATTGAATGTATACTTGCAGACGCAGGATATTAACACTACTGCTAGAGAGCTTGACATACATCCTACGCAGGTAAGTCAATACCTTAGAAAATCAGAAGTCAAGAACTACCTAGATCATGTCTACCTTAGTGCTGGGTATCGTAACCGCGATAAGATCGCTGAAGTTATGGATAACGTAATTGCTATGAAGCTAGAAGAAATGATGGAGACCGGTTTAGGGTCTACTAAAGATATTGCAGACTTGCTAGCAACTGCCCATAAAATGCGCATGGATGAGATTAAGGCTATGACTGACCTAGAGAAGGTTCGTGAGGGCGGAATCAAGAAACAAACAAATGTTCAAATTAATACTGGCTCACCTTACGGAGAAGGGCAATATGGTGCTTTACTAGGGAAATTGCTAGATGCTTAAGATTTCTAGACCAGATATTTCTTCGGTAGAAATCACCGAGCATGGGGTCGAAGATCGCTTCATTAAGTTACCTATCAAAAAATACGTTGACTTACTAGGTATAGAACTTAATGGACCCCAAATTGCGATAGTTAATGCACTGAACAGCCCAAAGTATCGTTTCGTAGTAGCTGCCGTTAGTCGCCGCGTAGGCAAAACAACCATAGCGAATATAATCGGACAGCTAGTTACTCTAGTTCCTAATTCTCATGTATTAATCATGAGTCCTAATTATGCTTTATCGTCGATTTCATTTGAAGAGCAACGTAAACTAATTAATCACTTCAAACTAGAAGTTGAACGTGATAACGCCAAAGATAGAATCATTGAGCTAAAGAATGGTTCTACGATTCGGATGGGGTCTGTATCTCAGGTTGATAGCGTTGTAGGTCGTTCGTATGATCTCATTATCTTTGATGAGGCTGCTCTTACTAGTGACGGACAAGAAGCATTCGAGATTGCATTGCGTCCAACCTTAGATAAGCCTAGTGCTAAAGCTATCTTCATCTCAACACCTCGTGGTAGAAACAATTGGTTTTCGACTTACTGGCATTATGGTTTTAACTCTATTCCCGCGTTCGCTAAGTGGGCTTCGATCCACGCTGACTATCGTGAGAATCCTCGTGCTAGCGAAGATGACATTAATGAAGCTCGTGCAACCATGCCGGCTTCTCGATTCGCTCAAGAGTTTGAGGCTAGCTTTAGTGTATTCGAAGGACAGATCTTTAAGTTTGACCATAAGTGTATTATGCCTGTAGACAGATGGGAACATCTTGAAAGAATTATGGGACTTGATATCGGTTTCAAAGATCCTACCGCCATGCTCGTTTTGGGGTATGACTACGATTCTCAGGTCTTCTATGCCCTAGACGAATTCCAGCAAGCAAATATGACCACAGATCAGTACGCCGTAGAATGCAAAG